AGTATGAAGCCAACAATCATAGAATTAGTTGGTAAGGTTAATGAGTGAGTCAGCTCAGATAGAATTACCACCTAAATTAGTTCCTGTATTTGAAGGTGAGGCAAGAACAAGATATGCATACGGTGGTCGTGGTTCAGGAAAGACTAGATCATTCGCATTAATGACAGCAGTCTATGGTTATCGTTGGGGCATGAGTGGTAAGAAAGGTCAGATACTTTGTGCTAGAGAGTTTATGAACAGCCTGAGTGAGTCATCATTAGAAGAGATCAAGTCTGCAATACTGTCAGTTCCGTGGTTAGCAGATTACTATGAGATAGGTGACAAGTACATTAAGAGCAAAGATGGCAACATACAGTACACGTTCTCAGGTCTTAGAAGATCACTAGACTCAATCAAATCTAAAGCTCGTATCTTATTGTGCTGGGTAGACGAAGCCGAGGCACTTAGTGGTAGGGCATATGACGTTCTAATTCCAACGGTAAGGGAAGTAGACTCAGAAATATGGATCACATGGAATCCAGAGTCTAAGTATTCAGCAACCCATGAACGGTTTAGAGCTAATCCTCCTGATAATTCTCGTGGTGTTAGTCTCAATTTTACTGATAATCCGTGGTTCCCGGACGTTTTAGAACAGACTAGACTTGAAGACAAAGACAAACGACCTGAGATGTATGAGCATATTTGGACTGGAGGGTTTTTAATTTTTTCCGAAGGCAGTTACTATGCCTCAGAAATGCGAAGAGCTAGGGATGAGGATCGGATAAGTAATGTTAAATATGATAGAGGTAAAGGTGTTGTAACCAGTTGGGATTTAGGTGTAGGAGATTCAACAGCTATATGGTTTGCACAATTTATTGGTACTGAAGTACATCTAATAGATTACTATGAGGCTTCAGGTGTTGGCTTAGAGCATTACGCTAAAGTATTACAAGACAAAGGTTATGTTTATGATCAACACGTATTCCCACATGACGTAAGAGTTAGAGAGCTTGGTACTGGCAAGAGTCGTATCGAGACATTAGAAGGATTAGGCATCAGAGATATAGAGATAGCACCTTCATTGTTAATAGATGATGGCATACAAGCTGTTAGAGCTATGCTAGATAAGTGTTGGTTTGATGCTGAGAAGTGTGAAAAGGGAGTAGATGCACTAACGAATTATCAACGTGATTGGGATGACAATGGTAAAACATGGAGAATGAGACCATCTCATAACTGGGCATCACATGGTAGTGATAGTTTTCGTTACCTTGCAATTGGTTATCAACCTTATAATGAGTCATGGGATAAACCTATTAGAAGAAATATGAAGGGAATTGTATGACATGGGATTACTATAACAATTAACACTATTCTTAATTAATGATATACTAACGCTAAAATAGGACTTACTATGGCATTAAATACTTATACCGCATTAAAAAGTAGCATAGCTGATTTCATAAATAGAGATGATTTAACAGCAGTTATACCTGACTTCATTTCATTAGCTGAGTCACAGATTAACAGAGACATACGCCATTGGAAGATGGAGGCACGAGCCAACGGACAACAATCAAATCTTGATGAGTACATGCAGATACCAGCAGACTGGGTAGAAACTATTAGATTGCACCTGACAGGATCAGGAACGTCTACAGTCAATCTCATATCAAGAGATGCTATGGCAGATAAACGCCAAGCAAACAATAATGAAACAGGAACACCAACGCATTACACACACGCAGATGGACAATTTCAGTTGTACCCAACTCCAAGTAATGACACAGATTTTGAGTTACTTTATTATCAGAAGCTAGATGCTTTGAGTAGTAGTAACGCAGATAACTGGCTTTTATTAGAAGCACCTGATGTATACCTCTATGGAGCGTTATTACATTCAGCACCGTATCTAGCAGAAGACGAAAGAGTAGGAGTATGGGCGCAAATGTATTCAGCAGCTATACAAAGATTAAACCAAGTCTCTGAAGATGCTATGTTTAGCGGTTCAGGGTTAACACTTAAAGTGAGGGGATTAGTATGAGTTTTACGAACTTTTTAGAAACAGAAATTTTAGATCACGTATTTGCTGGAGCAGCTTACACAGCTCCGAGTACCAAATACATTGGTTTATTTACCGCAGCTCCGGGTGAGACTGGTGGTGGTACAGAAGTATCAGGCAATGGATACACAAGAAAAGCAATGGCTTTTGCTACTTCAGGCGCAACAACAAGTAACAACGCAGCAGTAGAATTTCCAACAGCAACAGGCTCTTGGGGAACAATTACTCACGTTGGTATCTTTGATGCAGCAACGTCAGGCAACTTAATGGTATACGCTACGTTAACTGCTAGTAAAGCTGTAGCTTCAGGAGATGTATTTAGAGTTCCATCGGGTGACTTAGATATTACATTGAACTAGGCTAATCTTAAATGAGATATAGTCAGTTTAAGTTTAACCGAGGAAGGTACGGTACTGCCGACTTACACGATGGTGTCTCGGCTGTAACTGCTAATTCAAGTGTAGCTAATGTAAGTGCAGTTAGAGTTAGGACTTCAGGAGCTTTAGCTGCTGGTACAACTGTTGTAGTAACAGAGAGCTTTACAACGGTTTCAGGTACAAGTGCAATAACCTCTACAGTTACGTCAACTTGTTCAGGTCAGAGATTAGCTCTTGGATCAGCAACCCCAACTGTATCTAGTACCATAGCAAGTGTAGGTCAGCTCATTAAATTAGGTGAGGCTACGTCTGCTGGCATTTCTTCTATAGCACTCTCAGTAGAAAGAGTAAGGTTATTTAGTGCAACCATGACCTCAACTGCCTCAATAACAGTTAACGGTGGTTATGTACGATTCGGAGAAGCAACAGCGACACCAACAGCAAATGTAATAGCAGTAGGAAGACTCAAGTGGTCAGCTTTAGCAGAGGGCAATGAAGTCTGGACAGAAGTAGTCAACAATTCAGTGACATGGACACCAATAAACAACGATTCAGTAACTTGGACACAAATAGCGGCATAATATTATGGCATTAATACCACTACAATTACCACCCGGAGTCTACAGGAACGGTACAGATTTTGAGTCATCGAACAGATGGAGAGATGCTAATTTAGTTAGATGGCGAGATGGTTCTCTAAGACCTGTAGGTGGTTGGGATACAAGAAAAGCATCAGCAACAGCTTCAGTACCAAGAGGAATACATGCTTGGGTAGACAATAGCAATGCTTCAGCACTTGTGGTAGGAACACACAACAAGCTCATTTATATTAATGCTTCAGGCACTCTTACAGATATAACGCCAACATCAGGCTTTACTGCTGGAGATGTTAATGCAGTATTAAATGTAGCATATGGTGGTGGTTTTTGGGGATTGGGTTATTATGGTGTTACTCGACCAAGTACAGGAGTCTATCAAGAAGCAACAACTTGGGCGTTAGATAATTTTGGACAGAACTTAATAGCGTGTTCATCTAAGGATGGCAAGTTATGGGAATGGACACTAAATGTTAATAACAAGGCTGCAGCTATAGCAAACGCACCAACAGGTAATTTGTCTATGGTAGTCACAGAAGAACGATTTATTTTTGCATTAGGTGCTGGTGGTAATCCACGTAAGGTGCAATGGTGCGATAGAGAAGCAAATACGGTATGGTCTCCAGCAGCTACAAATGAAGCTGGTGATTTTGAATTAGTTACAAGTGGGCAAATTATGTGTGGCTTACGTATGAGAGGAACGACATTGATCCTTACGGATACGGATGCTCATTTAGCTATTTACTCAGGTGCGCCATTTGTGTATGGATTTGAAAGAGTTGGTACAGCTTGTGGAGTTGTCTCAAGGAAAGCTGCAGTTGCTATAGATCAAGGAGCATTTTGGTTAGGGGCTAACGGATTCTTTATGTTTGATGGTTCAATCGCAACAGAACTAAAGTGTGATGTTCAAGATTATGTCTTTAGGAATATCTCTAACAGTCAAATTAGTAAAGCATACGCAGTTCACAACTCACAACATAGTGAGATATGGTGGTTCTATACTTCAGCTAGTTCAACAGAAAATGACAGTTACGTTACCTACAACTACAAAGAAGGACATTGGTCAGTAGGTTCATTAGATAGAACAGCAGGAGTAGACAAAGGTGTATTTGATTTCCCAATATGGGCAGATGCAGGTGGCGATTTATATCACCACGAATTTGGATTAGACCACGATGGTGAAGTGCCATTTGCTGAGTCTGGATCAATTAGTCTAGGCAATGGTGACCAAATAATGAGAGTGACTAATCTTATTCCTGACGAGTTAACTCAGGGCGATGTTAAGGTTAGCTTTAAGACAAGATTTCATCCAAACGATACGGAAAGAACTTATGGTACATACACTATGGCGAACCCTACCTCTGTTAGATTCTCAGGTAGACAGATAAGAATGAGAATTGAAAGTAACAAACTAGCAGATTGGCGAGCTGGTGTCATGCGAATAGAAGCTAAACCGGGAGGTGGAAGATGAGTGGACAACTACCACCACGACCATTAGGAGATAAATGGAACATTTGGGGTGAACGTATTAACAAGTTTATTGTTAACACACGCAACAATTTAGAATTTAGAGACTCAGAGTCTAAGGCTACTGTAGATGGTATTTTGATGTGGGATGCAGCACAAGATGCTGTTGTAGTATCCAAGAACGGAGCTTGGGTTAAGTTAAAATACGATCCATGACATTAGATCAAGAATTAGATAGGTGCAAGGACTGGATACAGTCAGCACTTAATAAAGGTGGAGACACACACAACTTCAAAGATGTAGTTGATGGCGTGATAAGTGGGCATATGCAACTATGGTTAAATGATAGCGGTTGTGCAATAACTGAACTTGTAGTGTATCCTAACAAGAAAGTTCTTCATGTCTTCCTAGCTGGAGGCGATAAAGGACAAGGAATTAAACAAGTAACAGATATGCACGATGATGCAGTAGAATGGGGAAAGAAACAAGGCTGTGTAGGGATGACCGTAACAGGTAGAAAAGGATGGAAGAAAGTATTAAAATCCAAAGGATGGTCAGAGCAGTTTACAACATTATTAAAGGAGTTTTGACATGAGTTCAGGTGGCGGAAAAAGCGGTAGCGAAACAACAGAGACAACCTTACCCGACTGGTTGCAACAACCAGTACAAAGGAATCTACAACGTGCAGAGGACTTGCAAAGAATGCCTTTCATGCCTTACCGAGGTGCAGAAATTGCAGCCTTTAATCCTAATCAAGTATCTGCTTTCCAAAATAACGCAGATGCGGCAAGAGCCTTTGGTTTTAATGCACCAGTAGATGCAATGGGCGGAATGCCTGAAGCATCAAAATATGCAGATGGATCATTTGGATATGACTCTAACAGTCTATATGACCAAGCTCTATTAGATTCACAAGCATACGATCCAGAAGCATTTGCTAAATATCAATCATTCTTTGATACTAGTGTTGGTGCTACAAATTCACTTCCAACTGGAAATCCAAGTTCTGGTGGCGGTGGCGGTGGTGGCGGTGGTAGAATTGATCCTAATGAAATAGCTTTACAAAAATTACGTGATGCTAGAGCTAACGCTGGTAACACGCCAACCCCAATGCAAGAATATTTAGATGACAGTCAAATGAGTTTTAGTGATCCACGTAAATCTCCCGGACATCCATCAAATTACAATTACACTCCAATTGCTGACGATGTAGCTACAGCTTCTACTACAATGAATAAATCATACGACACTTCAGGATCGGGAAGCAACCCATTTGGTTACAGAGATACTCCTTATCAAAATAGAAACTTAGGTGCAATGGATATACATTCAGGTAGCAGACTTGAACAAAATCTTTCAAACCCTATAGATCAAATTATGGCAGACTATCAAGCGGGAAAGTAGTTGGGAGTGAAGTAGCCTCCCTACCACAGAACACAGCAACAATTAGCGGTATGACCTTTGGTAAAGATTTTAATGCTGAACAAAGGGCTGCATTTGATGCTATGGCTGCGGAAAGAGGTTTAGGAATGGATGCTAGTTTATTAAACCAAGACAGAAGTATTGGTAATGTTGATGGTACAGATTATTACAATGCAATAAGAGATGAAGCAATTAAACCAAACAATATACTTAATGGATATTTAGGAATACAGGAAATACCTAATCTTATGGCTAATGGTTCAAGCACAAGAGGTAGCAGAGGTTTAGACACATCGTCTAACATGATGGCTAGTGGCTCAACAAATAATAGGGGTGTAAACACATCATTGTCAAACTCTATAGGTAGAGATGTTGCTTCAGGTATGGGAGATGGTTTAAACGATGTTATGAGGATGACTGAAAATATTCAGAGCAAGTATGGTAATCCTAATGATAGAACTGTTGACCAGATTAGGTCTAATTACAACGTAGACAATGCTGAGAACGCTTTTCAGGGTATGGATAACAATCGTGGGTTGTTACAAAGGACTGGCGATGCATTAGTACCTGATTTTTATCAACCAAGTTCAGGTGTTATGATGAACTTAAATAGATTATTAGGTGGTTCTGATGTAACAGACCAACAAATTGCAAATCATTTAGATAAACAAAGGTTTACACCGACTAGTGGTAACCCACATGACAGAAGCAATGTGGCGTATAACAACCAAAATATTATAAATAATTCACTTTCAGATGCCCGTAATGGATACCATATTGCATCAGGTAAAGATTATGGATCGATGACTCAAGGAGATTTACCCGGAGGTGGTCTTGCAGCAACTCTTGGGGCGTTAGCGTATCAACAAGTAGATGGTATTGCAGATAGCAGTTTGTTTGATAGTTTTAAGAAAGACAAAGATGGAGTTAGAGGAAAATCTAATTTTAGCAATCCATTTGGTACTTTTGGATACAATGCTTTCTTGCAGTCTGCTGACAACATAGAAGGTTTAAGGCAGAGTGGTAATGCTCCATTTCTTGATACAGCATATAAAATTGGTCAAAGAATTAAAACACCTAGTATGGAAGATTTTATTCCTAAAGGTTTACTTAATAGACAACCTAATGAAGATGCAATAAGAATAGCAAAACAAAAAGAGGCTGGTACATTTCAACCCGGTAAAAAAACACAAGCCTATGAAGACAAACCAATTGCAGTTGCTAAACCAAAAGTAAAAGTAAACTATAATAGAAACACACCAGCACCTACACAAAAGAAACAAAGTAGAGCTGGAGCTGGAGCTGCTAAAGCTAAAGTAACGAGAACAACAGGAAGCCGAGGTGGTAGAGGCAATGTTGCTAAAAAAAGACGATTAACAGGTGGTAGATAATGACACAAATTAAAACGGAGATAGGATAATGGCTGGACAAGCAAACGGTGGTCAGGTAGTTGCACCAATAAATAGGTCTAATTCACAGACAGGTGGAGCTTATGGAGGACAAACAGTAGCACCAGCTATGCCGGGTGCAGTACCAAACACACTACCCGGATTTGGTAAAAATGGTAAACCTATAACTACTCCTGAGTATATGAAAGGTTTTAATCCTTCTGGGCAACAAACAATGGATAGTCAAATGTATACCTTAGATGGTAAACAAATGACAGGTGGAAGTTCTTACATTGCTGCATTAACAAAACACTTAGAGTCAATTGGGCAAGGAGACTTGTTAAAAGGTGGCACGTATACACCTCAAGCAACAATACCAAATCAAAACCCAAATGTTCCTCCTATTGGCATACAACCTCCACCTAATATAGCACCACCAGTTGGCGGAGTACAAATAGCTCCCGGAGTACAACCTCCAACTACCATAGCACAACCACCAACAGTAGCACAACCAAACATTAACACATTGGCTGCTGAAGGTATTAAAGCGGCAGGTGCAACTACAGCTCAAGGTTTGTCATTTAATCCACAACAAGTTACTGCAAATCAATTAGCTACTACCAACATGAGTCCATATACAAATCCTTATGAAGATGCTGTTGTTAAAGCTACTCAAGATGATATGTTACGTAGTAATAACATAAATCGAGATCAACTAGGCGCACAGGCTTCAGCAGCCAATGCATTTGGTGGTTCAAGACATGGAATAGCAATGTCTGAAAATGATCGTAACATGACAGATCAGATGACACGTGCTACTGCTGGGTTAAGACAAGCTGGTTTTCAAAATGCTCAAAACCAAGCACAATATGACATTAGTAATAATTTACAAGGTCAAATGGCTAATCAATCTGCTGGATTACAAGGTAATTCTCAAAGAATGGGAGCAGCTAACCAAATGGGCAATCTAGCTAATCTTGGATTTAACATGGGGCAGACAGTTAATAGCAATATGGCACAACAAGGTGCAATGCAACAAGCACTACAACAAGCTATATATGACAATGCTCAAGGTAAGTTTGGACAATTTACTGGTCAACCTGTAAATAGTTTAGGTTATTTAAATAATGCATTAGGTGTTACTCCAAGTGTAGGCTCTCAGACACAAACTTCTCAGAAAGGATTGTTTGATTATCTGACACTTGGCGCATCATTGATGGGAGGTTAAGATGGCAATCGGATTAGGACAAATGCTCATAGGAGGTCTTTTAGGTAATGAGATTGGTAAAAAAGGTGGTCTTGGTGGATTATTAGGTGGCATGGGTGGAGATAAACCTCAAATGCCTGAACAACCTCAACAAATTGCTCAAGCTCCACAGCAACAAGGTGGTGGCTTTATGGATATGATTAATAACATTAGTCCTGAAAAAATGGCTCGTATGGGTATGGCTTTTAACTCTATGCGTTTACGACCTGATGCAAACTTAGCAGCTTCATTTCAGAAACGAATCGATGCTGGTGCTATAAATAAAAGCAGAGGTTCATTAGTTGCTGTATTAAAGAAGCAAGGAAAAAACAATATTGCTCAATTGTTAGAAATAGGTGCTATAAGTGTATCTGAAGCATCAAAATATTCATTAGAACCCGGCAAAGGTAAAGATATAGCAGCAGTTATAAACTTTTTAAAGAAACCAAATGCCGATCCTGAGATTACTGCAAAACTTGCTGACTTAGCTGAGATAGTAGAAGCCGATAACTCAATGAGTGATGAAGCATTTAAAATTGCTATGCAATTAACAGGACTTGATCCTACTGCTAAAGATTATGCTTTAGGTTTAAGCGAAATTTTTACTCATCAAGGCAAAGAACTTATAGATGGTGTCTCTCGTGAAGGACAACATTACCAAATACAAACAGATAAAGGCACAGGTGACACAGACAAAGTATGGCTTGAGTCGTATGGTGAAACACTTATAGGTAAACAACAAAGAATTGCTAAACAGGAAGCACTTATACTAGATAAAAAACAAGCACAAGAGATGGGTACGGAATACTATGTAAAAGCTCAAGCGTATCGTCAACAAGTAGATCAGTTTGAACGAATTATTGCTGCTTCTGAAGATGGTGCAGTATCAGGTTTACTTGCAAAAGAATTACCAGCTTTTAATGATGCAACAGGTATTCTTCATGGTCTAGTCAATGAACTGGGTATTAGCGTTATTAATAGTGCAACCTTTGGTGCATTATCTGAACGTGAGATGGAAATGGCAATGAGAACTAACATTGATCTAAACCTTCCACCAGCAGAATTGCGAGAAATGGCAATGCAACAGATTAGAGCAAGAAGAAAACTTGCCCAAGAATATGAAAAAATGGCTAAGAGAGCAAAATTTGAAGGCGATGGTACTTGGTCTAACTTTATTAAACTTTCTATGGAAGAAACTGACTTGCATGATGCAGTTGTTTGGTCAGAATTAACTACAGAAGAGATAGAAAGACTAGCATCAAGGGGTTATGGTCGACAACAATACATGGACTTTAGTTATGCACAAAGACGTGCTATATTTGATCAGAGGAAAGTAAAATGAGTAATCAATCACTAGATGCACTATTAGATACAATGATTGCTGAAAAAGATCAATCACTTTCTGTTGGGAGTATGGAGTTGATTGATAATATGCCTGACATAAGAAAAGAATTTGATCCTGACATGGCTGAACAACCTAGCCAATTAGGTCGGTTTGCTGCACAAGGTGCTACATTTGGCTTTGCAGATGAGATAGAGGCTATGGCTCAATCAATGTTTAAGCAAGACGTAGACTACACAACAGCACGAAACGAAATTAGACGGAAAATGGCAGAATACGCTGAAGAAAACGGTGGTAAAGCATTAGCAGCAGAATTTGCTGGTGCAATACCCGGAACGATAGCTGCAATTTTTGGTGGCCCAGCTTCATGGACTGCAGCTTTAGCAAACATAACAAGAATGGCTAAAACAGGGAAAAGTATATTTAACGCTGGTCAAACAACAAAAAGTATTGTAAATGCAGCCAACAAATCAGGACTTGCTACTATGGGTTATTCTATTGGTGCAAATGAAAAAGAAATGTTTGGTGAAGATGCAAATTTAGGTGGCTATGTAGAAGATGCAGCAAGTGGATATGGTTTTGGTGCTACGCTAGGTGGTGGTATAGCTGCTTTAGCAAAAGTTTTTAGCCCAATTGTAGTTAAGCAAATAGAAAAAATGCGTAAAGGTACAGATGGGATGAGTAAAGCTGTAAAAAAAGAATTACAACGTATGGTTGAACTAACAGGCTTAACTGAAGAGCAGATTATACGAAAAGTAGCAGATGGTGAAATTATTGCTGAAAATGCTACTTTAAAAGAATGGGTTAAACAAACTATGAAATTGTCTGATAGTGGACTACCTCAAAAAACTTTAATGGATACTATGACAGGTACTCCTAATACCCCAGCAATACTTAATGATGCTGGTGAGGTTATTGAAGAAGCTACAAAAGGTACTCCAAGTAGGGGAAGGGTGACATCAGATCAACTTAAAGATACTATGCAACAGTCAATTGGTCAAGGTTCAGGTGATGTAAACTTAATGAAACTACACCTATTAAAAGATAATGAGTTCAGACAAGTTGAAAGAGTTAAATACGATAAAATATTTAAAGAGAATAATGTTGAGTTGGATAACGCAACTACTGGACAAGTATTAAGAACTATAGAGTCATTTGAAGATGGTGCAAAAGATATTAATGCAATGTTTAAAGCCAATGGAAATCTAGTTCCTTTCTATGAGGTACAATCAAATGGTTCAATAAAATTGATTAGACAACCTACAGTACAAGATGCTGAACTTATTTACAGATCAATCAGAGATAAAACAGATGAATTATATAGAAGTGGTAAAGGTAATTTAGCAAAAGCATTCCAAAATGTTCAAGATGATTTAAAAGCACAACTTGATATATTTTCTCCTGAACTTCAAGCTGTTCGTTTAGATGCTTATCAATTAAGAGTTGCTAGAGATGGTTACGATTATGGGCAAAAACTACTTAGCCAAAAACCTGAAGACTTAGCTATGGTGTTAGAAAGGCATTCAGATGTTCCAAATTTTATGCAAAGTCTTAGAGATGGATTTTTAGTTACATTAAAGAATAAAGATCAAGCAGCAAACTTTAGAAAAATAGCTGATGATAGAACTAATTTACAAAAAATAATTTATAGTATTTTTCCTGAAGAAGATGTAGACATGATTATAAACAAAGCAAATATAGCCTCACAAGCCAATGCTGCTCAAGGCTATTTATCAGGACAAGCTGGATCGCCAACTAATCCTATGGGCATGGCTGCACAAGATATAGCACAAAATAGCGCAGTTAGTGGTGGTGATGTTGCACAAGTAATTAGACCTTTATTAAAAGTATTAAATGATGCATCAATACCTGAAGCACAAGCAATGCAAATTGTTGAAACAATTACACAGACAAATCCTGATTTAGTGAGAGAAGCATTAGTAGATGCAAATGCAATGAACGCCTTGCAAAAATTAGTTGATGCTTTTATTATGCAAATAGGTGATAAAGGTGGTGAAGCCTTTGCAAAAGTTAGAGGAACTGATATTAATCAAGCAACTCAGCCATTAGCTGGTACAAGTGGTGCTATGCAAGGTTTATTAAGTAATGTCTTTAATTTAGGGGGTAACTAATGGCGAAGCTAGAAAAAATGACAGATGATCAAGTACAAGACATTGCTAGTGATGCAGTTACAAGTGCTATTAGTTTCATTGAGAGTGAGATTGCTGAAGATCGGATAAAATCACAGCGTTACTTTGAAGGTGAGACTGACATAGGGCAAGAAGATGGTAGAAGCAGAATTGTTGCTACTAAGGTCAGAGATACAATCCGAGCAATCAAGCCAAGTCTAATGCGTGTGTTCTTATCTTCAGAAAATGCAGTAGAGTTTATTCCTACAAGCCAAGAAGAGGTTAAGGGTGCTGAACAGGCTACAAAATACGCTAACTACCGTTTTAATGAGCTTAATGGCTATACCTTACTAAATGATGTGATCCATGATGCATTAGTTAAAAAGACAGGCGTTCTTAAAGTGTGGTGGGAAGATAACACAGAAGAAGAGTTCTTTAATTTCTCAAATGTCACAGAAGAAGAGATGGCTGCTATTGTTAATGAAGACGATGCAACAGTAATTGAGCAATCTGTAGAAATGACTACTGAAATGAGTCCTGAAGGCATGGAAATGCAAATGCCACAGTACACATTAAAGGTTAGCTACAAAAAAGAGAAAGGAAAGTTATGTATTGAGGCGTTACCACCTGAAGAGTTTATTGTTGATCGTAATGCTAAGTCTGTTGAGGATGCTTACATAGTGGCACACAGAACAGAGATGCGAGTAAGTGATCTTGTGCAGATGGGTTACGATTATGACGTAGTATCTGAACTCTCAGGCTTATCTTCTGATGATACGTATACAGATACTGAAGCATTTGAGCGTAAAGGCTATGAGCAAGACGAAGAAGCTAATACAGCAGACGTATCAATGAAATTAGTGGCTGTTACTGAAGCCTACATGAAGATGGATAAGGAAGGTACTGGCATTGCCTCAATGTATCGTATTCTTATGGCTGGTGGTGATAACAAGCTCCTAGAGTGTGAATCATGGGGTGAAGTGCCATTTGCAGTCTTTGAGGTTGATCCTGAACCACATACATTCTTTGGTAGAAGTGTTGCAGACCTTATTATGAACGACCAAGACTCTTCTACAGCAATGCTTAGAGGAATGATGGACAACGTAGCGTTAACAAACTCTCCTAGACAGGGTTATGTACAAGGACAGGTTAACGTAGACGATTTAATGAACAATGAGATTGGTGGTTTGGTCAGAATGAAGTCTCCAGCAGCATTAGTAGATATAGCCACGCCATTTGTAGCTGGTCAAGTATTAACAGCCATGCAGTATTTAGATAACACCATTGAAGGTAAGACAGGAGTATCAAAGGCATCACAAGGACTTGATCCTGATGCTTTACAGAATACTTCAGCAACTGCAGCTCGATTACAAGCGCAACAAGGTTCAGCTCAGATAGAGGTCATGGCTCGAAATATTGCCGAGGGTGGCATGAAGCGTTTGTTTAAGCTAATGTTACATCTCTTAGTAGAAAATAGCTGTGAAGAGACTATGATGCGTTTACATGGTGAGTTTGTGCCTATTGATCCACGTTCATGGAACACAAGCATGGATGTAACTACAAATGTAGGGTTAGGAACTGGCAGAGAAGAGACGAGGCAGATGGCGTTACAACAAGCTCTGACAATGCAGATGCAGATTTGGCAAAGTTATGGCACTTCTAATGGATTAGTCACTATGACAGGTATTAGGAATACGCTTGGTGATATGTTGGCTTTAGCTGGTGTTAAGAATGTTGACAGATACTTTAACCCAATGACTCCTGAGAGTGAAGCACAATTAGTTCAACAACAAGAAGAATTAGCGGCTCAAGAGCAAGAGGGTGCATTATCTGATGCAGAGGCTTTAGTCCAATCAGAGCAATACAACGCTGACAAACAAATGGAAATGCAACAGCTTAAACTACAGATTGAAGCACAGAAAGCTATTGCAATAGATGACAGAGATCGGGATAAGATGGATCAAGACTTATTAATAAAAGCAGCAGAGATACTAGGTAAATACGGTACTGCTGTTGATACTGCAAACATTAAGAAGGCACAAGATGAGGCAAGATACCCTGATACACCACCATCACAAGCAGTTAGTGGGGGTAGATTTTAGTGTCTAACCAACTTTCAATAGTAGAAAAATCTGCTAAGATGAAAACATTACAGGCTGATGACACGTTTCAATTAGCCATAAAAGAGATTACTGAACAGCAAGTTGCTGTTTTTGTAGAAGCTGACTCTAGTACAGAGCAGCGTGAGAAAGCACACGATATTATATGTGCGCTTAGAAAGATTGATGATTATTTCGACTCCGTA